CCACCCCCAGTTATTTCGGGGGAAGGTTGTTGGGGATTAGCCCCAATTCAAGTCGTCTTCCCAAAGGACGACACCAATCTCGGTACGCACACGACCGTAGAGACCACGAACGGCTTCCAAGCCCTTCGAACTGCATTTAGCAGGGTCCCACCAATCGGTTGCGCGCTGCCGAAGGCCACAGCAGAGCACGCCAAAGCTCTTCCTATCCTTATTGACAGGAGAAACTCTGACGAACTTCACTATGTGACCCTCCCACCCCGCGAAATCCTCGTCGCCACCTGGTGGTGGACATTCGTGGACGTCGCGAGACCGCACCGCTTCGGATAGCCCCACGTGGATACCAACATCACCAAGGGATGGTGTGATGGGTTTATTCCAGACGCGTGGCACTTGATCCCGACACCACCTCCATAAGCTTTTAAACTTACGGGGGAGTCTACCAAATACTCGCTTACACCAAGCCCGGAGGGCGTTGGCAGCTTGCAAAGGGTAGGGTGCCGGATTATCCGGGCTTTTGTGCAGATAAAACGGGCGCACGTTCTGGCTTTGAAACCAGTCCGTGCCGCAGCTTTCGAAGAACGAGCCTGCCAGGCACGTCTTCTTTCTATTCACCTGGAAACCGAGGTATTCCAGACGTTCGACTACCTGTTCCACAGACCGCTGAGGCATGATCATATCATCGCCGTACGCAGTCATGAGGCACCAGTCTTCACGCGGTACTGTACAACGCAGGACTGCCAAGAAGATCATCGTCTCCAGAGGGAACGTGAAACCGTTACCCATCGAAGAAAACATCTCCAAAGCAACCTCTTCGTCGCCGATTTTCATCGTCGGAGACCTAGACAAGTTAAGGAGGTGGTACCACCTCTTCCCATCTGGATCACCATTGTAGCACAACGCAAGCCACACGAGTACGCGAGCCATTAAATCCGACGCCGAGGACAAGTCCAAGGTTGCCAGATCCCACTCCCAGGCCATTGAGGCCAGAGCTTGGTTCAGTCGCTGGTCGTGCAGGTCGACACCGAATCGCTTAAGGCGTTTCACCATCTTGCTACCAATACCAGACTGGAGGTATGAATTCCAGAGAGGTTCTTTGGCAGCGCAACGGTTTATTTCCCAGTTCTTCGGAACAGTGAAATGGCTATTTCCCCTAACGACTACTGTTTTCTCCTGGAGGTTCTCCCCCCAAAAGTCACTTACGTGAACCGGCATTAAACCGGACAGTAAAGGCGCCAGGGCTTTTGTAGCCACTGGTTTGGTATCATATTTTATTGATGGAACCAACCCATCACCCCGCACACCCACGTTAACGCCAGGGCCAAACTGTCCCAATTCGGCTATTTCGTTCAACTCGTCGGCACCGAGGGGTCCAAGGACCTTTAGGAGCTCTGAGCTAAAACGACCGAACCAGGGGGGCAATTCTTCGCCCATCAGTCTGGCATTAGTTTCGGCATTACGTGCCTCTGCACCAAGGAACTTGGTGAGAGCTGCTCGCTGTCGGTCTGCCTCGTCGACGCCAGGGATGTTAAGACTTTTCCGAAGGAGTTCGGCCACTTGATATTCCTCTGCGAATTGCTCGGGATTGTCGTGGACACGGGGATCGACGGAAATGCGATTAAGCTCGTGATAGTCCTCATTCCTGAGGTACATCGAAGCTTTGATCGCGCCTGACGTGTTGACAGACTCGTAGAAGCGAGAGGCGAAGTCCCGTTCGAAGATCCAATCTGAACGGACGCTAACCTCATGTTTTCGCGCGGCACTAGTTGACATGTTTCACCTTCCATCACCATCTCAGAGGGGGATTCACACAGCAGTACAACCACTGTGCATACCAACACTAGGGAGCTCATTAGCGCCCTAGGTTAATAGACCGGTTCGCGACCGGCCAAATAGCTCTGAACGGTAGCATGCGCCATCAGGTTCTTGAACATGGTGTAGGCCTTGAGGGCCTCCGCGTCCGTCACCGTCCGGGCAATTACCTGGGAGACATTGAAGATGATGGTGTCTTCCACCACGGTCACGCCATCGACAACCCGTTCCAACGGGATGTAGAAGACAGCGGTATTCCGGGTGGTAGGCCGCGAGGCGGACGGAAGAGACATGGCCAGATCCAGGCGGGCGTTGCCCTCATAGATCGTGCCGGACTTCTCCATCCACTGAGATTTGGCCACAGAAGCGGCCATGGGGACGAGGGTATGGTTTGCAGGGGTAGCATCGGCTACCACAATGTTTGCGATTGCAGGCATTTAAGTCACCTTGGTCTTTGTGTTATGGAAGGCTAGAAGCCTTCCGCATCGACGCGAATACCTCGATAGACGAAAACAGGCGCCCCCAAATATTGGAGGTAGGAAGACTAGGCTCAGGCAAGCTAGCCATCGGTATGGTCGAAACCAAATCCCGACGGTAACTCTTGTAAACCCATCGACCCTCGCGTATTACCTTATACGCGCTCCCGAAATCAACTCGACGGTCCACGCCGGTTCTTGTGTCCCTACGGCATACAACACCGCGGAAACTGACGACCCCTCCCATCGCATTAAACGAGGAGAGATAACCTCCGAAGTTCCAGAACCAATCAAGCATAAAGCTGAGTCTAGTTCCGGCCCAGAGGGCCTCTGCTAGGTTACCAGAAGTAAACTCCCGGTTGTTGGGGTCATACCTAACAAAGGCGATTGCACGCGAACTAAGCGTGCGCTTCACGGTGTACACGCCTCCGAAACGTCCGGCCACATTCAGGGTCCCCTCATTCTCGAGGGTTACCTGTATGCGCCTTTCCATTTGGAGAACGCGGTCCAGCTGTTCAACACTGTCCCACGCCAACTGAGCCATCGGCTTAATGCCGAATTTAATGGCTAAATCGACGCGGACAGCATCCATCAACTCGAACTTGCTATCGGGATCGCGCCCAAACTGGTTCTTAAAC